GCAAATACAGTCGCGTCATACTCATAGCGCACATAAAGATAAGCGATGCCGTTACCGACGAAATCAGCGGTAAGCGCGTCTGAGCCTGTAAGCTCCGACTCAGCCAGCAGGTCAGCAGGTGCCGTCGTTTGGCTTCCGTCGAACTTCTGTATGCGGATTTTGCTCTGCCAAGTATCGCCAGATACATAATCTGGCCCTAATGTACCGTTTACTGTTTTTGAGGTAATGTACCCATTAATCGCCCCGTCAATCCCAGTAAGAGCCTGCGTTTCTGCGGGGTTGAGAGATTGGCCAACAGAGTAATCAATATCAGAACTGGCTGTTGTCGCACGGCCATCACTATTCTTCTCATAGTTTACGTCATATGTGTATAAGTCGCCCTCAAATTCGCCGAAAGTAACAACTTCATCATTGATGTAGATGTCGCCGATCTCAGCAACCTCATGGCCAGCAAGCACAATGATCTGGTGCAGATATTTATTCTTCTCGCCAGTTGACTCATAGTAAGTCACTGTGCCGCCCTTGCGGACCTGACCATACACAAAGTCAGCAGGTGCAGTGGCGTCACGACTGTTTACAAGTGTGCCCTGCGAACCAAATGAAGAGAAGTCTGGCTTAGGTGCTAGGGCTGCAAGCGCCCATGATGTGACGGCGGAGACTGCAAGGTAAGCCCCGACATATACAGCACCATAGGCAAGCGCCGATCCCGCTGCTGCTGCGGCAGCATATGAAGAAAACCCAGTAACAGCCGCAGCAATCGCTTGTGGCATTCGCGGGGCTTTATCCCAATCAGCATGGCGCATCACATTATATGGAAGATTGCTTTTCATGCCTTAACCCACGCTCCGTCAATATCGTCTAGCGGCAGGTATATCACACCCACCTTATCCAAGAAAGCGCACTTGCTTCCCGTGCAAATGCCCATAGCAACGCCTGTGATCCACTTGCGGGCCTTCTTCGTAGTAACAAGCGCACCCAGTGGCGGAATGCCGTCAATGCGCTCCCAGCGTGTGTCTATGGCGCTCTCAAGCGTACTTGCACCGTGCAACCTGTGAAGCTCTTTAACAAGCTCAGACCTGCGGATGACTCGACCGTCAGTCATATACCGACCAACCCACTCATCAGCCCAGCCATGCCCGTACATAGCCCGCCAAGCATCATTCGTGAACGTCAGGCAGTCATGACTACCCCAGACAAAGGGTTCGCCCTTCTTCGCCTTCAGGTAGGCGTTGAGGCGCTCTCTTGGCCCCATCAGTCCGATGTGACCTCACGTCCCCACACAATGTCGCGGGCCTGCAAGCCTGAGACATAAGAAAAGAACGTGTCATCTGCATAACGAGATTGGTGGTTCTCATTGGTGTAGCGCCAGTTGGACGCCTTCTCCAAACGAACCAGCTTACTCTCGACCGTCAGCGTAATCGTGCTGGCTTCACCGCTGTCCTCAATCGACATTACGTCCATCAAGCCGCTAAACACTTCGATAGGTGTCGAAGTATCAGTCGTGCCAAAGTAAACCTTACAGGCCCGTCGCTGATATGGCTCTTGCAGTGCAAGCGAAACCAGATCAGTCGGCACACCAGAAAGCTGCAAAGTTATATTCTTTGCTGACAGGTCATTCACCTCATCAAGCCCGCTGATATTCAGCAAGCTGCCCGTGCCGATGTAGTTGTCACTGAATATCACTCTGTCACCATAACCCGTCCAGAAGCGAACAGGGCCAGAGTCAAAGTCCATCTCAACAGCGTAAAACGGCTCAACTTCAGGTTGAGATAGGGCTGTCAGCAGTGAAGCTGGTGTGCTTCTGGTCATAATGCCTCCATCGCGCCAAATGTAATGCCATAAATGCTGGCCTCATTAACAGACCACGATTGCTGGTTTGATGAAAGGCGAAACTCGCCAACTGGGTTTGTCAGCGTTGCCGATGAGCCAGATTGATCCGCTCTTAGTGCAGGCCAAATCTCAAGCGTGCCAGAACCAGATTGGTCTTGCAGAACCTTGTGCAAACGTGCGCCAGACCCCGTGCCAAGCTGGATGTAATCACCAGCAAGAAGCGTGCCGGACATTGCCACACTGACACTATTGTCACCAGCCGAACCAGTTACGTTGGCTGTAGTTGAAGTGCCTTTAGGCGAACACGCGAGCGGGTCTCCAAGTAAGAATGTGCCAAACTGGCCGCGCAAACTCAGCAGGAATGCGATCCACTGCTCCGCGTCCGACCTGCGCATGGCTGGCAACGTAACATCAGCCTGCCATGATTGCCCAGAATAGGCGTGAGCCTGACCAGAAAAAGTAAAAGGGCTTTGGCTATACGCCACCGCATTTACCGCCGTCAGGTCAATAGTCCTGATGCGAGTGTTAGTCGGCAAGCTCAGAGGATAACTGATGCTCATGAGAACGACCTTCCATATGATCCACCGCGCCGCTTTGAGTCAGCCACAGCAGACTTTGTGCTTTCCGCAATCTGCGGCATAAGCTGCTTGATCTCAGTGCGAACAGTCTGCTGCACACCCGTTGATACATTGATTGTCTGGTTAATGACAACACCGTCACCGCCGCCAGACATCGCGTTATTGGTTTGAGCCGCACTCAAGATGCGCCCGTTTACCTGCGGGACGAATAACTCGCGACCATGCTCACCCGTCATGTAGGCCTGACCAGCCTTCGCGCTGCTGCCTGAAGCCGCTGGCCTAGCAACAGGTCTCAGACTTGTGCTTGGTGAAACCCCACTAGGAAGGGTTCCTCCGCCACCAAACAGGCCCGTGATGCTACTCACAAGTTGCTGGACAACTAAGACACGGTAAAGCTCTTTAATCACCTCTGAGGCCATAGACTTAAATGCGTCTTTTGCAGATGAAGTTCCGTCCACCATAGACATGAAGGCGCTTTCCATGCTGCTCTCAAGAGTACCCATGACACTAGCCGCATCATCAGCAGTCAGACCCATTGCTCTTAGGGATGGAATAGCGTGCTGGACGCCAGAATTAAGATCATCTGTTGCTGTGTAAGCCGCTCTAACGCTGTGTGCTAAACGATCTGATGGCTCAATAGGCTCGGTGACTCCATCGCCAAACGAAACCATGCCATTCTTTGCGTTCGCAAGTGATTCAGTCAGTTCCTCAATATTTTTCTGTGTGCGCTCAAACTGCTCTGAAAGCTCCTCGTCCGCATCAAGCATGCGCTGTTGTTCAAGGAGAAGTTCAACCAGCCTCTGTTGCTCTGCTTCATACTGTGCAGCCTTCCCGCCCATAAGTGTATCAGGTGCAGGGCTGATAGATTGCAGCGCATCTTGCGTAACTTGGATGTCATCAAGAAGCTGCGAATATTCACCGGAACTTAGAGCCAGCGCCTTCTGCTCTGCTATTGCAGCCTTGACGTTCTCATGCCTAGCGGATGCCTCTTTTAACTTTTCCTTAGCAGCCGCAACCGACATGTTTGTTGACTTGCCTAGAGCGATATTAAGCTGTTGAGACTGATTTATTTCGTCAGCCATTGCCCTAACGACATTGTCTGTCGCCGCCTCAAGGTTGCTGATTGGGTTCAAGAACCTATCAATCGCCTCAATACCGTCAACAACGCTAGTCACAAGATTGGCAAAGCCTTGAGCGCCAGCAGTAACAAATGGGATCAACTCAGCAAAGGCGACCGTCAGGTTTGCTTTAATAATCTTAGACGCAGCATTTAGTTCTTCTTTTGCCGTGCGGGCCTCATCAATTAAGCTGTCGCTCATTACACCGCCAGCATCACGCAACTTTTTAGAAAAGCGATCAAGCTCTGCGCCGTTGTTAGCGAACACGCCCTGCAAGGCAGTTGCATCACTTGCCAATGCTTCAAGATAGAATGTCATCCCGTCCTGAGAAACATTAGCCTCCTCAAGTGCAGAGATATATTTTCCCAACTTTTGCTCTGAAGAAAGGTCAGCAAATGCATCAGCGGTTAAGCCGACCTTTGGCGCAATGTTGTCAAAGAAGTCTGCAAGAGGGCCAGCGCCCGTCTGCACATAGTCCCCAAATTTGTCATTTACATCTTTCAAGATGTCCGACATTTTACCTTGCTCAATACCAAAGTTTGAAGCGGCAAAAGAAAGCTCTTGGAACCTCTCGGCAGAGACACCAGCAACATCAGCCATGACACCTATTTCAGCAGTGGCATTAACCATACCCTGCAAGGCGGAAACGCTAAATGATGCCGCCAAGATTGGTGCAAGCCTTTTGGCTGCGGTTCCGATCATGTCAAATGATTTTGATGATGTGGATAAGCTCTTATTAGACTGCTTGGCGAACCGCTCAACGCGCTTCTGGCTGCGATCCATCGCCTTGGTGAACTCTTTGTCGCGAGCCGCCAAAATGATGTTTAGCTGTTCTGCATTAATTGCCATCTACTCGCTCCACAAGCTCTCTGTATTGTTCCGCCGTCATGGCATCCGATCCAGCCTTCTTTGGAGAGTGTGCCTCAGACCAGCCGCTAAACACAAGCCATGTGTCTTTCGGAACCATATCACGAATTTCGTCAGGTTTTAAGCCCGCAACAATGCCGCTCTTTATCATCGAACGGACGTTCAGTCGGCTAGGGGCTGGCCCTCTGTCTTTTTTTTTACTTCCACACCATCAGCAGCGTCAGGCATGAAGGCGACACCAAGAACAGCTTGCGCAATCTGGAATAGCCGCATCAGGTCAGCAGGTGTGCATCGCTGCATCACAGCATCAGCGTCATGGTCTTTCATCCCACCGCCGACCAGCGCCAAGGCGAGAAGGTCTTTAACCTCGCCGCTACTTGGCTTTGAGCCACGACCAAAGAAGCCTTCCCATAGATCAAAGATGCCACGGTGCTTATCCTCAAACCGCTCAATCTCACGATTGCGCAGTAAGAACGTGTAAGAGGTGTCGCCGATATACTCGACAACACCCCCACGCGGCGCTTCAGCCGTAATAGTCATTAAGCAGCCGTGAACGTGATAACGCCATTGCTCTCAAGTGACACAGAGTAAGTCACGCCACCTTCTGTCTCGCC